ATAGACCGTCCAACCCAGCGCAATGTTCTTGAGAACCTTAAACCTATTGAAGTATCAATATCAATTCTATTGTGTATTGTGGTTCTTCTTGGTCTCTTTCATCTAGACTTAAAGATTACGTCCGTAAGAAAGATATAATGTCTCTTGAAACTATCCAGACCGAAATTGCCGCCCTCCGCAACGATGTAAAGAATCTCACTAAGCTTGTACGCAAGGTCAAGAACACTCAGGAGGATCCTGACGGTGAGAAGGCCAAGAAGCGTGCCGAGAACAACGGATTCAACCGAAAGCAGGAAATCACACCTAAGTTGCGTGAGTTTCTTGCCCTCCCCGAAGGAGATCTCATCTCCCGCTCAGAGGTTACCAAGTTTGTCAACAAGTACATCACTGAGAAGGGTCTTAAGCACCCCGAGAACGGCCGCCAGATTATTCTCGACGATAAGCTTCGGGACCTTCTTGCTCCTCCCGCCGACGTTGTTGTTACTTACCTTAACCTCCAGAAGTACCTTTCTCCTCACTACGTTAAGAAGGCTTAAAAAATAAAAACATAAACATAATAAAACATGGTTGTCTTTGTTGATAAGACACGAATTGAAGAACTTGTTGGTACAAAGATCAAAAATCTTGATTTGTACCAAAAGGCATTTACACATAAATCTGCCATCAAAGAATACGAGCAGTTTACAGAATCTTTTGAAACACTTGAATTTATTGGTGACTCCGTACTAGGGTTTGTTATCACTAAGTTTTTATTTGATCGTTACGAAAGTCGTCAAGAAGGTTTTCTCACTAAAGCTCGTACAAAGCTGGTTCGTGGAGAAACTCTAGCTAAGATTGCTAATACACTCAATTTAAATGAACTTGTGATTATGGATGAAAAGGGTATGCGCAACCAATGGAATAACAATCCAAAAATTCTTGAGGATGTTTTTGAAGCCCTCATTGGTGCTATTTATATGGATATTGGTCTCATCCATGCTAAGGAGTTCATTCTTAGGATTTACCAAGACCCTGAGATTGTTGATATGAATTCTATAATGGTTGATGATAACTATAAGGACCATCTCATGCGTCATTGTCAAGTAAATAACTGGCCACTCCCAGAATACCGTGTATGTGCTCATCACGAAGGTTTATTCTACATTGACATCTACATCGACAATATGTTTCGTGCGAGAGGTGCTGCAAAAAGTAAAAAACAAGCTGAACAAAATGCGGCACAAATGTATTTTCAAGTCCTAGATGAGGTTAAAAAATACAATTATAATTAAGTTAACATGCACCCGAATGTTAAAGCAGCGTTGGATCGTGAGTATGCGGCGCAGAAATCAGAAGAGTGGCTTGCTCTTCGTGGCAAAATGTTAACCGCTTCAGATGCCGCTACAGCCATTGGTGTTAATAAATACGAAACACCTGAAGGACTTCTACTCAAAAAATGTGGTCTCGGTGAAAAGTTTACCGGAAATGCAGCTACACGACACGGTGAGAAGTATGAGGATGAAGCACGTATTCTATATGAAGAGAGGCATGGGGAGGTTGTCCATGAACTTGGTCTATGCCCCCACCCAGTTGAAGATTGGTTAGGTGGAAGTCCTGATGGTGTCACCGAATCTGGTAAACTCGTAGAGATTAAATGTCCTCCACAAAGAGCAATCATACCCGGGGAAGTGCCTATTCATTACATGCCACAGCTTCAACTATGTATGGAGATTTTAGACCTAGAATCGGCAGACTTCATCCAATACAAACCAGCTGAAACCAATTGGCCTAAACCAGAAGAATTTGATGTAGTTAACGTTCCCCGTGATCGTGAATGGTGGAAGACTTATCTCCCAGTCATGAGGGAATTTTGGGACAAAGTTCTCTATTTTAGAGAACACATAGATGAACTTCCACCACCTAAGTTGAAGAAGACTCGAAAGAAAAAAGAACCTGCACCAGTTGTCTGTGAAATTGAGGCACTCCCCGGGGAGGACTTCTACGATGACGACTGAAGACCAATACAAACTCGCAACAGACTCCCTAAACGGGCGTCTATTCGTACCCTACCAAAGAGAAGGTGTACAATGGATGCTTGGAATGGAAAATCAAAGTGATGGCCCCAAGGGAGGCTTTTTATGTGACGAAATGGGTTTGGGCAAGACCGTACAATTGATTTCTACAATACTTGGAAATCCACAAAGTCGTACACTCATCATCGTGCCCAAATCTATTATCACTCAATGGCATGAGGAAATTCAGAAATTTGCACCCAATCTTACCGTAAACATTTACGATGGAAATGAACGTAAGGTGTGTAGTGATTCACATATCACTATTGCACCTTACACACTTCTCACTATCAAAGGTGCTGAGGTTGGTGCACCCACTCCACTTCATTATATGACGTGGGATCGCGTTATTTTGGATGAAGGCCACGAGATTCGAAACAAGTCTTCGAAATTGTTCAAAAGTGTGTGTCGTTTGAGGACAGATATTAAATGGATTGTGACTGGTACACCGGTATTTAATTCAATGGATGATTTTGTGTCTCTTTGTACTTTTTTGGGAATTCCCAAGAATTTTGTTCAAGGAAGGACTAAAGAGATCAAAGATATCTATATCCTTCGTCGAACCAAAGATGATCTCGCTAAGATTAACGAACGTCTTCGGCTCCCACCTTGTACGTTTGAAAATGTGGAACTTGATATGTTCAAAGAAGAGAAGGCTCTCTACGAATTTGTCTTTTTGGAGGCTCAGGATATTATCAAAGATGCCTTCAAAAATGCCCAAAGTCTTAACTCCAAAAATATGGTTATTTTGGAGTGCCTTCTCCGTGCCAGGCAGTGTATGATTTGGCCACAGATGTATCTAAATGGGGTCGGTGTGAAGAATGGAACCAAACCAACAAAGTGGGAAGGTCGATCTAACAAGATGGAAACTTTATTCAGGATGATTCAAGAACACCCTAAGGAGAAGAGTTTGGTATTTTGTCAGTTCAGGGGTGAAATGAACTATATTCAGTCTCAATTGGACTGCCCAGTTTTCAGGATTGATGGGTCAGTTCCTAAAGATGAACGGGTCAGGCAAATAAATGCGTTTAAAAGTGCAGCCCCAGGAGCTGTTTTCATCATTCAGATCAAGAGTGGGGGGCAGGGATTAAATTTGCAGGATGCGACTCGAGTATACATAACAGCCCCAGCATGGAACCCTGCAACTGAATTACAAGCGATTGGTAGAAGTCATCGAACCGGTCAAAATCAAGCCGTTTACGTTAAAAAATTGGTCTACAAGGAGTGTCCACGGTTTGTGAGTGTGGAAGAAGAAATGATGGCACTCCAAGGTCATAAATCTATCGTTTGCTCAGAGGTTCTTAACGATGACCGTGTAAAAACGCAAATCCCTGTGAACAGGACAACAGCTAAAATATCTATTTTGGACATCAAGAATATTTTCCGTGCTTAATATAAATGACTGTTGGTTCCCGCGCCGAAGTTTTCCACGGTAACGCTAACGCAACCTCTGGTGGTCTCACCAAGAAGGATCTTATGATGAAGGATGGACGTATTATCTCCAAGGCGGCGAGTAAGGCTGCTAAGAAGTCTCTCAAGCAGAACCCCAAGTTCATGGCTTTCATTGACCTCGCGAAGGAGAAGGCTGAGAAGAAGGACTCTTTCTGCCTCGTCCCCAAGAAGGGTAGCAAGAGCTACAAAAAAATAATCAAAGCTAGTAAGTAAGAGATGACACTCACTCAGTGGTCAGAATCTGTAAGAATGGCTAAAATTAAGCTTGGTTTGGACCCACAGAAATTTACCAGGGTTCAGGGTAAATTGCTCAAGGAGGCTCAGGCTATATATAGTATATTAATGTTAAGTAAATCTAATTCTAAATAACGAATTGAAATCCCTTCAAGTTCTGTGGCTCGTAAACAATGAGCTGATGAAGCTTCCATGTACACCCAAACTTTCTGTTCAAGAAATACACACTATTGAGTTCAACAATAGCATGTCCCGAATTTCTTGCATAGAGACCATTAGTCGCATTATCCCTTAGTGGGTTTTTATCCGCATCAAATACATTTGGTTTGATTTGATCATCCATAGTCGTATCAACCTTAACGCGAAACTTTGGTTCGCGACCAGGTGCCTCCTTTACGTTGGAGTTAAACATTGGTAACAATTGCTCCTTTGTCATAGGTGCTCCGAAAATTACTTCACTTTGTTCGACAACCGAATCGATGATTTGATCCTCAAGTTTACGCACAGAGTCGTAAAAATTCTTCATGTAGCTATCTTCCTCGTCATAACCCTTGATTGCAAAGTCAATATTGTACTTAGTTTGACCAACCTCAGGTGTAAACCCTGATACACCAAATGGCATATACATCCGAGGAAATTGGACACGCAGGGGTGTACCCTGCTTTGTACTTATGACAATTTTCCGATTATTAAATGCGTTAATTTGTAAGTTGTCGATAGCCTTGTCCATCTTTCTAATTCATATTTAGGTTCAAAACTTTAAGCCGAACAGGCCACACAATCTGGCTCTAGACTGAACTGGATTGGTCGAGCCTTTGCCTTAGATCTCAAGTAGTACATACCAGTTTTGAGACCAGCTTTCCATGCATACATGTGCATCGAAGATAACTTGGACATTGTGGGACTTTCAATGAAAAGATTCATCGACTGACTCTGGTCTATGAACCTACCGCGATCAGCTGCCATATCGATAATACATTTCTGACTAATTTCCCACACGGTTTTGTAAAGAGTTTTAATATCATCAGGGATGTCTACAATGTTCTGAATAGAACCACCAGCCTTAACCATTAGGTCTTTCATTTCCTTACTCCAGAGACCTACATTCTTAAGATGATCGACGAGATGCTTGTTGACAACAACAAATTCACCAGCGAGTGTACGGCGCAAATAGATATTAGTTGTATATGGCTCAAAGCATTCGTTATTACCCAAAATCTGTGCGGTGGAGGCTGTAGGCATGGGAGCGAGAAGGAGACTGTTCCTAAGACCCTTTGTTTTTACCTTTTCACGCATAGCATCCCAGTCGTATCGACCACTAAATTTGGTTTCACCTTCCCACATATCTGGTTGAAGAATACCTTCAGAAGCTGGAGAACCCTTAAAAGTTTCATACGAACCATCTATCTCAGCCAACTCCGAACTCGCTTCAAGTGCGGCATGATAAATAGTCTCAAAAATGTGTGCATTCATAAGACGGGATTCCTCACAGTCAAATTGAAGACCACATAGGATGAAAACATCTGCGAGTCCCTGAACACCGAGACCAATTGGACGATGCTTCATATTAGAGCGACGAGCAGTTTCAACTGGGTAAAAGTTCCTATCAATAACTCGATTTAAGTTCTTAGTTACAGTCTTAGTGACTTCATGGAGCTTGTCATAGTCGAATGTCTTCGTTTCCTTGTTTACATACTTTGGAAGTGCAATAGACGCCAGGTTACACACCGAGGTCTCATCTTTGTCTGTATACTCAATAATTTCGGTACACAAGTTAGAACTCTTAATAGTTCCTAAGTTCTTTTGGTTGGACTTCTTATTGCACGCATCCTTATACAGCATATAGGGAGTTCCAGTCTCAGTTTGACTCTTAAGAATGGCCTTCCAAACTTCTGTAGCTGGTACAGTTGCATTAGCTAGACCCTCCTCTTCATACTTTGTGTAGAGAGCCTCAAACTCTTCACCGTATACATCGGATAAACCTGGGGCTTTGTCCGGGCAAAACAGAGACCAATTACCACCTTCTTCGACCCTCTTCATGAAGAGGTCCGGAATCCACATAGCACTGAAAAGGTCCCTACAACGTGCCTCCTCATCACCTTGGTTGAGACGAAGTTCCAAGAAATCCATGATGTCCGCATGCCATGGTTCAACATATACAGCAATCGAACCCTTACGACGACCAGCTTGGTTCACATAACGTGCGGTGGCGTTGAAGACCCTAAGCATTGGGATTATACCATCAGATTGACCATTGGTGCCTCGAATACGGGACTTATTAGATCTGATGTCATGGATATGCATACCAATACCACCAGCCCACTTTGAAATTTGTGCACACTCAGTTAGAGTTCCATAAATGCCATCAATTGAATCACCCTTGTTTGCGATAAGAAAACAAGAGGACATCTGAGGTCGTGGTGTACCCGCATTGAATAGAGTGGGTGTAGCATGGATGAAGAAACCTTGGGACATCTTGTCATATGTTTCGAGAACAGCTGGGATATCTTTACCATGAATACCGATAGCAACACGCATAAACAAATATTGAGGAGTTTCAATCAACTTTCCTTCAACCCTTTGAAGGTAACTTTTTTCGAGAGTTTTTAAACCGAAATAACCAAAGTCAAAATCTCGGTCTGTTTTAATATGTTCTTTTACCTGTTGAGCAACCTCAACGACTTCATCTGTGATAATATTCGCCTTCTGAAGCTTTCGCATTGCGAGATGGAAGTTGTTAGGGCATACTTTATGAATATTGCTCGCAATAATACGAGTTGCGAGAACTTCATAATCCGGGTCCGATGTAATCAAACCAATACAAATTTCAGCAGAGAGAACGTCTATTTCCTGTGTGGTGATGTTATCATACATTGATGAAAAAACCTGCTGAGCAATTTTTTGAGAGTCACATTTGTCTGAAAGTCCAGACGTTAAATTCTTGATCCTATTGGTGACGTTATCAAATCTCATATCCTCAATACGACCTGAGCGTTTAATGACCCTCATATACTTTCTGTTCAAGTTTTATTTTTAACCTTATTTTTTACACTCGAGGTCAGCACTTCGAACAGAAACTGTTCCCGCCACTTCCATTTTGCGATTGGGTTGAAGAAGGTAAGTGTTTACGAAAAATGGACCGGGCTCACCAGCCTTGGCCACAGGAGGATAAGAACCCACGAAGCACTCGGGAGCCTTGCATGGAATTGGTTCGACATTGTTGGGTTTGCTGGCGTACGCCTCATCGAAGTCAGACATGGTCAACATTTAATATGTACAGACAATTTTTTTCGGGGGTTATATTAAATGTGTGATAACCTCCACCTTAATTCTATTCAGCAGTGTGAGACCCCACTGAACACTTTGTTCTTTTCGGATTTCAACAAGAATCTTCTTCAACGTGGAATTCGTCAGGCGTTTAAAAATAAGACTGGCATTTCCATAGATTATCAGAACCCCGATGATTTATTCGCCATGATGCGTGTTGTATTTATCAACAACTCTGGTGATCAATACACTCAAGTCAATGAACAGGTTAAGTATATGAACACCAAGGTCATATCTTCAGCCATGTCTCAAATTCAAACTGGTGTATCTCAATATATTGCCTATGCTGAGGATATCGATACCATTAGTACACCCATGGATCGACCTGTAAATACCAGTACCACCGGAAATAAAATTGATTTTAACAATAAGATTGGAATCAATTAAAGCTTTGAGTCTCCTGTAGAATAAGTATGAGTCTTAACAAATACAAATGTGAAACAGAAAAAGTGTGTAGGTCTAAGGGGTGGGATCGTGCCCCCATTGATACAGTGTGGCTTCTCCTGACAGAAGAGGTTGGCGAACTCGCATCCGCAATTCGACAATATAAGAAAACATACAAGAAGACAAATCTAAAAAAGGAGAGAGGAACAGATGTTATGATGGAAATGGGGGATGTGTTCAGTTATCTCTTTCAATTGGCACATATGCTAAATGTCGATTTAGACAAGATGTGGGATGAACATAAAATCAAGATGGTGGACAAGAAATATAATCTGAAGTAATAACAATAATGAGTGAGTTTATGCTCAATGATCAAGCTGCCATTGATGACATCAACCCATTTGTCCAACACGATTTCTCCCTTCCAGGAGGTGTGAGACAGACGGGTAATTTTGAAGATTTTCAAGAAGTTCCTAAAAGTGGAGGTATCCCACCCACTGGTAAAAGTGTTTTTTGCACAGTTGGACTATGCAAACCTGAGAAACAACCTTGCCGTATAGACAGGAATGTTCAACCCCGCCGTAATATTGATTACGGACTTGGATGTGGCAGGGAGAGGGAACCAGTTGTTGTTGGTGTTGAGCGTAAAAATACAACAACTCAATTAATTGTCATTTCTATTCTTATTGCTCTAATTCTATTAATTTTAGTACGTTGAAGAAATACTTGAGACGGGACTTCTTTTTACATTCTTGAATTGAATCTATTATTGATTTCTTACAAAACTTCTTAATAAACTCCACTTGCCAAGCACTCTCCATATTAATGCGGGGTGGCTGGAATGTTGGATCTAGAATCTTAACTGCGTGCGCTACACGTACATACTTACGAATATCCTGGTCGTAAGTTAAGAAACTTTCGAGTGACAGTTCAGCCATACGCTGTCTCACCTCTAGGGTCTTCTTAACCATTGTATCAAGAAACTTCTCATAAACAATTGAGTGATTACCAGATTCTAAGGATACCCAATCAGCAAAAGGCTCTGTATTGAGGTAATCGGTGAAGGTCGAGTATCCCTTATTCCTTATGTACCGGTCATAGACAATCTCAACATAGGAGAGATCAGACTCCACATCAAAAACATGCTTTGCGGATTTAAGAAATGACGTCATTATCTTTATATAAATTTTTATCTCTAAGTAATATAAAGATCATGTCAGCTGTACCAATGTTAGCCGGTGTTGGTCTTTTGATGGTATGTTGTTCGTCCTCCAGTATAGCTTCTATGTTGATGGGTGGTGGTAGTGAAGAAGACCCAGCCGCGGGTGCGGGTGCTGGAGCTGGAGCTGGTGGTTTCACATATGAATTTCATATCGTAAGTGAGACTGAACATAGTGATCATGGTTCAGTTATTAGCGATATAAAGATTGATGGAAATAGGGTGTCTAAGGATGAAATTACTTTCCATATTGCGCCTACTAAATATGATTGTGAGCACGACACACAGAACAACTGGGACTGTAAAGGAGACATGGGTTATCTAGATGAGGATGGAGCCATAACTATGGCTGCATGGAACAAACATACACCCCCCGAAAAATTTTTTACGATTACGAGTGATAAAAAGATAGGGGAGGTAGAAATTAGCTTTCACAGACCTACCTACACACCAGCTCTGATGATAAAAGAAAATGGTGTCGAAATTTTAAGAGATGACTCTAACAAGGGTTCTGATTTATCTCCATCTCCATTTCCTGTGACGTATACAATTCCTTAAACGAAGGCCTAAGTGAGCCACCCACATTGTAAAAAGTATGTCCAAAAATGTATTCAACTATTGCAAATAATAGCTTTTCGTATCTCCTCACTCTCGATGAGATACGAAAAGAACTACCGGATGAGACTAGACCCTCATGGATAAAGATTACAACAATCACTATGGTGTCGAGCTTTATGCAACAGATTGATATAAAGCGACTTCGAGGTTTATTCGAAGAAATTGGTTCCTATAAGATGCGACGTGTGGGTACCAAAACAGATGGTTTTGAGTGGAAATTGAAACCGACGACTTTCTACAACCAGGTGACCCTAACATACCACGACACCTACAGTACTAAGTCTGTGAAGGTATTCCCCAATGGTTCGATCCAAGTGGCTGGATGCTGCGATCTCTTCGATTGCAAACGCATCATCACCCAACTCATTCACATTTTCAAGACCTTTTTGGATTTGAAAATTGAAGTACCAGTGGATTCGTTCCGTGTTGTTATGATTAACTCCAACTTCAGTCTCAACTACAATATCAACCTCATGAAGGTTGCCGACTGGTTTGAGGAGTATGATGATATTTTTAAGGTTTCTTTTGAACCAGATAGGTATTCTGCAGTGAAGATCAAGTTCAAGCCTTCAGAGGATATGAAGGAGATTACTACCAGTATTTTCAGTACCGGTAAAATTATCATTACAGGGGCGGAGACCCTCAAGGAGATTGCATTTGCCTACAACATCATCAACAACCACATAAATGAAAATCCCCAGATTCGAGTGTCACGCACAGAAGAAACTGATGTATTTGATATTTATTTGGGATATAGATGTGATCCTTTTGTCAAACTTCTCAAGGAAAAAGGGTTCAATTCTTGGATGAGAACAATTACCAACAGGCAAATAAAATTCTAAGTGTATATTAACAATATGTCGCAGCGACTTGGTATGGCCGATGGTCGGTGCTTCACCGTAAACTCTTCAGCTCAGCTCTTTAACAACTATGTTATGAAGCAAAATGGTATTTCTTTCGAGGACAACTACTCTTACCGTAAGCTCCTCCAATCTCAGGGTCCTCAGCTCCTCACCAAGGTACAGGAGAATGTACAAGGTAAGGGACCATGCATTAAGTGTGACAATCCTCTCGTGGATACCTCCAAGATCTACTAACTGAGAAAAATCCCCAAAAAAACTTTAAAACCTTCCTATAGAATGTCAACATGTTCCATATGTCTGAATGAAGTCCGGTGTACGAGGACCAACCCTCCAGCCCGGTGCGGACATATGTTTCATTCCCACTGTCTACAGGAATGGAAGAACCAAGGTAAGAATACATGCCCCATTTGTCGAAAAGTGATAGATGGTACACAATTTAAAATTACAGTCACTATACAAAACAATTACACAGCAACGGCGAATTCTGTGTCCTTGAATGAGGGGTCTATATTTGAGGTTCTAGATCTATTTGACATTAATTTTGATGTGGATCAACAAGAAGACCTTGAAAGTATCTTAGCGGACCTTGGGGTGAGTCCTACCGACTTTGATCCCAGTGTCCTTGACACAGAATGAACTACAATATTTCTCGTAGTTTAGACCTGGATAGTCCCTAGAAGCCTTACGGGGGTCAGTGATGGCCTTACCTTTAGCATCAGTCAGAAGCGGACCAGTGGCCCAACCACGCTTGTGACTGAATACATTGGCTTTAAAAATTACACGTTTACCAACCTTAAACTGACCGCCTTTCTTGACCCGCGATTCAGGTACTTTAAAGAATTTGGCTACAGCTTTGATAGTATCCCCAGGTTTGATTTTGTATTCAACCACCCCATGCTGTTTGTAAAAGTGGAAATCCCCTTGTCGAATGTAGTTCATAGGTCTTCCAGGCGAAACAAACATCATGACCTTGAAATATCCTTTTTTGCATTTTTCATTGGCACCAGCCTTGTACACCCTCTTAGGATTGTCAGAAATAACGCGACGAGGAAGTCCAGTACAGTGGGTATAGGTGTGGTTTCCATTTGAAAGACCAGAACGATCACCTGGTATAGACTTCTGCCACCTATACGCTTCGTAGTCTCCAACGGCATAGGCATAACAATTATTGTTTCCAATACCCTTTGGTGTCGACCACCGCCTGTTTGTATACCTACTTTCTGAGCCACTCAGGGGGAGAGCCCTCATTTGTAGTTTACCTAGAAAAAAATATCCGTATGTAATAAATGATTCACGAGGTTGCCAAAGCCAAGTCCAGGTCTGAAGTTCTCACCGAAGTTCTCACCTTCGTTCTCACTGTGCTTATCAGCACTTTCCTTCTCCGCCTCGTGTGGAACCGCTCGCTTGTCAAGCACATCTCTGTGCTCAAGCCTATTAGCACCCTCCTTGATGCCTTCATCCTTTCTATTTCCCTCCAGATTGTACGTGGTCTCTAAATAGATTCCATATTTCATTATTGATAAGTTGATACAATCAACTCTTGAATAATAAATGATTTAAACCTCGTTGTATCCAACGATCTTCTCCCCGTTAGGACCCTTGAGGGTAGGGAAAGCAGTCATACCGTCGCAACCACCCTTGTCACAGTCGACGAA